TCACATCACCGGGCAGTCATCAAACTCCGCATTCCTGGCATCATTAATGATGTACGTGATCACTCCAAATATAGCGGGTGCAGAACTGTAGCCGTCATCATCTACTGGCAGCGCCTCCATTCTTCCGTTATCCAGATTTATCAGGTGTGGCTGAGGGTGAGTTCGGTATCGCTTGATCCTGAATTCTCCGTCTATCGCGCATATCAGCAGCGAGCCATCACAGGGAGAAAGTTACGCGTCAACAACAAGCAGCGCCCCCTGGATTATCCCTTCCCTGAAATGTGAACGCGATGCCCGCATGAAATAAGTCGCAGCGGGCTGATTGATTAGCTGCTGATCGAGGGAAATCCTTGTTTCAACGTAATCGCTGGCCGGTGAAGGAAATCCCATTAGAATACCCTTCCCATGTTGCGCAGGATCCAGTAACGGTTATCACTGTTGTCCTCGGTCTTGTCGACAAAATCTAGCTGGTATCGCTCTATCCAGGAGTTAGCATCGACACGGCTGAAATGCCAGTGCACTTTCGCTAACTCTCGGATGAAGTCGTCTGTCCGTAAGCACTGATACCCTTTCTGGTTTTGCTGTACTGCTGACGAAAATGCAGCGTTAATATCTGAACGACGTGGCATGATTCTCACCAATCTTTACTGTTTTTATATACAGTAGTTTTAAAATGATTGCAGATCAATGCGACGCTGCCTATCAATAATTACTACTGAGCTCTTCATGAGAATGTCTCATAGGTGGGCACCCCAAAGCCTTGCAAACCGATGCAAAAATTTACGTGTAATTTTTTATCTCACCTACTCAGTATCATGGGTCGATCGATACATCTTCAGATGGTAAACTTCCTAACTCTAATAATTAACTGATTTCCATAATGTTAAAGCTATTTAGTCGTTATGTTTCCGTTGGCGTGCTGAACACTGCCATCCATTGGCTTTGCTTCGGCGCATTTTTCAGCCTAATTGGCTTTAGACAGGCGATATCGAACGTTATCGCATTCTGCGTAGCCGTCACGTTCAGCTTTTTCGTCAATGCCAAATGGACATTTAATTCCAAAGCAACAACAGGCCGGTATATGGCCTTTGTCATCTTTATGGGACTTATGGCGGCGCTGACTGGTTACATTGCAGATCGGCTTCACACTCCGGCACTTGTCACCCTGATTGCATTCTCAGCATTCAGCCTGGTGGCTGGGTTTATCTATTCAAAATTAATTGTCTTTAGGGATGCTAAATGAAAATCTCTTTGGTCGTTCCGGTCTATAACGAAGAAGCTACGATACCAATTTTCTATAAGACGGTACGCGAGTTTGAAGAGCTAAAAGAACACGAAGTTGAGATAGTCTTCATCAACGACGGAAGCAGTGATTCAACCGAGGCCATCATCAATGCACTGGCAGTGTCGGATAATCTGGTAGTTCCGCTATCCTTCACGAGAAACTTCGGTAAGGAACCGGCACTATTTGCTGGGCTAGACAACGCAACCGGAGAAGCAATCATTCCGATTGATGTTGATTTACAAGACCCTATCGAGGTAATACCCCACCTCATCGCCAAGTGGCAGGCTGGCGCGGATATGGTTCTTGCTAAAAGGACAGACCGCTCTACTGATGGACGACTCAAGCGCAAATCTGCTGAGTGGTTCTATAAACTCCATAATAAAATCAGCCATCCAAAAATCGAAGAAAATGTTGGTGATTTTCGCCTGATGTCGCGTGAAGTAGTCGAGAATATTAAGCGACTTCCTGAGAGAAACCTTTTTATGAAAGGAGTTCTGTCATGGGTTGGAGGTAAAATCGACGTGGTCGAGTACGCCCGAGCTGAGCGCGTTGCCGGTGATTCTAAGTTTAATGGATGGAAGCTGTGGAATCTGGCACTGGAGGGGATAACAAGTTTCTCAACCTTCCCGCTTCGCATGTGGACATATATCGGCTTATTTGTTGCTGGCCTGTCGTTCATGTACGGAGCATGGATGATTTTTGACACCGTCATATTCGGAAATCCCGTTCGTGGGTACCCATCCATTCTGGTTTCAATCCTTTTCCTGGGTGGAGTCCAGCTTATAGGGATAGGAGTACTTGGTGAATATATTGGTAGAATTTACATAGAAACCAAGCAGCGGCCTAAATACATAATCAAGAATGAGAAGTAAAAATGATCAATAATAGATTAAAAATGGCAATTGCTATCTTTATCGTTTTCTCGTTGGTGTATTCAATAGGGTTTATTACACCGATGAACTCTGATGATTATACTTATGCCCTAAGGGAACTTTCGTTTTCTGGCATAAAAATGCACTATCTTGGATGGAGCGGAAGGGTTGTGTCTGATACAATCAGCACATCTTTACTAAAGTTTTTCTCCCCACATATTTACAATGCAATAAACTCAGCAGCTCTAACACTCATGGTTTTGTGCTGGGCAATTATCCCAGCCAAATTAACAAGGTCATCACCATCTCCATATGTGATGATATTTTTGTTTTTTTTATATTTCATTGCCAATCCAGCCCTTGGGCAAACTAACTTCTGGCTTGTTGGTTCTGCAAATTACTTATGGACCAACATGTTCATTGCCATTTACATACTCATTTCTATATGTGTAAGTAATGGCAACAGGTCCAACTTAATGCTCTTCGTATATGTAGCATCGTCAATACTTGCCGGTTGCTCAAATGAAAATACATCTCTTGTAGTTGTATTAATTTCTGTAGCATATTTCTTTATAATGAATAGAAATAAATATCTACTGATTGGCATACTCGGATCTGCAATAGGCGCGGGGGTTCTCTTGCTGGCTCCTGGAAATCTATCCCGTGCATCTACAATACAAGACTGGTACAACCAACCGCTTGCATGGAGAATTCTTGAGCACTTTTCCGAAAGACTTCCATCAGCGATGGGTTCATACTGGCTGGTATATATTGCATTTATAATATTGCTAATCTCTGTAGTGTTATCAAGAAACAGCAGCAGTAAACTTATGTTTGGAAGCTTTTTATTCATGCTAGGTGCAGTTGCTGCAAATGTTGCGTTTCTTGCGTCTCCTGCAATGCCTAGCAGGGCTCTCAATGGAGCACTCTGCTTTATGATTCTTTCGACGTCATTTATTGCTCACTCTGCGTTTACGAAGTTTAACAAAACTTCAATTTATTTATCAGTTACTGTATATGCAATGGCTTTTTTATATTTCATCCCATCATATATTCTATACTACTCCTCTATTAAATCGATTAGCAAACAAACAGGAATTAGGGAGGGAATAATAAACAGAGCGAAGGATAACAAACAAGATCAAGCGATAATCCCTGATTATTACTTCCCGCCTGTATTGCATGCTGGACCAAGTCTTGATACTTTTAACAGCGAAGCAATGTCTAGATATTACGGAATTGATTTAAAAATAACTCCGCCGGGATTTTTTGACTATTCCAAGGCATTTAACTCAAAGCCTCTTGGTATTAATGCAAAGATTGGTAACGATATTTATATAAAAGCATTATGGATATATAAGCAGCAGATGGGAATTAAAACGTTTGTTATATTCGAGTTTAATAAGAACCCTGCTGATTATCTTGATGATAATACAGCAATGTTCATTAGCTTAAAAACAAAAGATGGGAAAATTATAAACGCAGATGTCGACAAAAAGACATTCAAAATAGACGATAAATGGATTTCCGGACGGGCAATTAACGGACTGAAAATAAACGACCTGGAGTCAATTACATCTGGAACGTGGGACGTTAGAACGGGAGTTAGGACAAATGAGAATGTTACGAAAGTAAGCGAATAGCGTTCATACATAATTAATGATGCCGCCACCAATAGGTAATTGGTGGCGGAATTTTTACATACTGTATGTCGTGAATGTCCCATCAGGCTTCTTAGCAAGAAGTCGCAATGCGCCATCAGTTCCAAAGAAGAAACCTACAGAAGAATTAAGTTCCAACGCACTCTCCGGTAACTGAGAAGGTGCAACAGGTATACTCATATGCTTAAAGCCTAAGCGGTTTAGCTGTAGCTCACCAGCTCTTACCCCGTCCTGGATGGCAGAGAGCTTAACAATACTGGCCTCACCTCCTGGCGTTGCTACCTGGCAATCTGCGGTCATAAGTAATGATGGGTTTGTGGTCCCTCCCATTGCTGGCCTCATGCCTAGAGTCATAATATTGTCACCATGCTGAACGTTTATATTACCACCTTGAATTTCGGCAATATATGTACAAAGTATTTTTTTTGTTCCTGAACCTGCGCATGAAACATTGCTAATCTCTGAAGATGGCGCGTATACCGCATAACCTTGCGTGGTATACGCGTGTACCATTATTCCTCTTAAGCGACTTCCGCCTTCACAAACGATCTGGTTTAGGTTGGTGAGGTCTTTGTTTGCCCCAACCACCGTGACGTTAGTAATGTCATTATTTGTTCCTCTGTCGAATACACCTTCCTTATGTGCCTCGTAGGTTACGACATTATCAATAATGTTTAACTGCCCATCCCACCATGCACCAATACCCATACAATCGCGCGTAATGATATTACGGATAATGTGTTGCGTCGGTAACTGGAACCACGGGTATTCAGCTAAAGTGTAATCATCTGCTCGCTCAGTCGGTGAACCAGTATCTGCATTAACGTCAATACCATCGTAATAACATTGAATCGTAGTTATGTTATCAAACACCAGACGGTAGTTTCTTGCAGAACGTCCACCTATTTCATTTTGATAAGTTTTTACACCACTTTCACCTACACGATATGATATCAGGTCCTGAACACCACCATCATGGTCGTCACCGCCGTCATTTCGGATAAACAACACAGCAGAACCAGAACCATATTTAATCTCTCCACCCACTACCTTATTGCCAGTGCCCCAGGTAGTAGTGTGGTGATTCTCAAATGTAATACCAGATTCCCATGCAATAAAGTTGCGAGGCGACTCCACTAAAATATGATTACAGAGCGTGAATAAATACCCTCCCATAGTGGCTTCTGGATGCACAACATTAATATTATTGGCAGAATTAACACGCAGGGTTGCCCCAGCCACCTGATTTTTAACGTAATCAGGTAGAGACGCCCAAATATCAAGGTCATTAACATTTGGCTTGTACCCTTTATCAAGTCTCTGGGCAACAGATGCCAATACTGTGGTTGGGTTTGTTACCCAGTTTCCATTATCATCAAAACGGTATACAGTATAAGGGGTTGTATAAGTATGCATATGAGGGGAAATAACTTTGGATCCACTACCTAAGTTATTCCAGTTAAGGACACCATCCCCGATAAACTTAGCTTTACAGTCGATAGTTAAAACCTTTCCACTAAAATCAACAGACTCTCCGTCAGTAAAGTGATAATCCTCATCTATAAGCAAGCCATCGACAGCAGCCGATGCAGATTCCTGTAAAGTTAGGTAATCAGAAAGTTTTACCGAATATTTGTACTTCTTATTAGCTTCCTCCCTAAATGCCGCATCTCCAACGCTTAACCACTTCCCTACGCCGATGCCTCCTGTTGATTCTGGAGTTGATCCGGCTGGAACTGCTTTGGGGAATACTCCATCCCATCGATAGTATTCGCCATCAGTTTCATCCTGCAGCGCCTGATTAGGAAGGGTAAGCTCGTTATTAGGCAATGGAGCGCCAAGCTGAAAGCTTTTCAGTGTGATATATCCAAATGAAGAAATGGCCTCCTGACTCATTTTCTCAATACCATGCCAGGTCAGCCTTTCCCTGCCAAATCTATCAGGCCATTTTTCATTACTCTGGTCATTTGACAAATGATCAAAGTTTTCAGCGTTATCATATAAATCCTTTGCAGCCGCTGAACCTAATGGATTGCCAGTGTTATAAGTCGTCATTCTGACCTCGTAAACGAAAAAACCCGCCGAAGCGGGTCTATTATTTGTTGGTTGTTTAAGCTACATCACCAGGGTATGCAGCATTGTCGTAATCGTAGAAACTATCTCTGTACTCTTTTGCAGTTACCTGACAAGTTCCATCAGATTGCGGTACAATCTCTGAAATTAAGGCGCTGTACCCAACGCGAGTTGACTCGCAGAATATCAAGCGAGGTGATTCAATAGATGGGTTATTGAGAATAATATTACTAAATTCTGTTTGTTCTGGAACAGATAGTTCATATTCACTATTCTTTGTAACATTAAGTAATCCTGAAGCTGTACCATCCTGATAACGTATCAAAGCGCGCGGATTGCTATAATTCCAATCAAGCGGTTCAGATACACTAATAGTTGTAACTCCATCAGTTGTACTCATGTCATCAATGAGTGTGCTTATTGTTTTGCTTCCGGGAATATCATCAGTGAATATAACCCTGTCGCCAACGTTATAGCAGAGAGCATCCATTTCTGTTGTCGTAGTATGAGTAAGACGTTGCTGTCTGTACTTCATGAGTCTACGCATACCTATCTGATAAGCGCGGTCCTGATCAAGAACACCATCAAGCGTATAGTCTTCAATCTTTACAGGAGTTTGGTTATCTGAAGTTCTGCACTGCACCGTCTCTTCAGCCCATGTAGTGCCGTTGATATATGTAACATCAACACCATCATAGTCATCTGCTGACGGAGCAACGAAAGCCGTCTGAAGCTGATCTGTCATCTCCTGTGGGCTGATTATTCCCGTCCACGGTTTCACACCTTCCCTTGCTACAGATGCCAGACCATCGGTAAGAAGGAAGTAACTTTTTCCTGCATTTGTCACCTTCTGAAGCATCTCCAGCGCAGAAACAGAATCCATAGTGGAAAAGTCAAAAAATTCGCTGCCAGGAGTCCAGTAAGTAGTTTCCAGTGAGTCAATAGCTTCGTGGTCCATCAAAAGCCCTAACTCATTGCCTATATGATAGAGAGCTCCTGAAATGCTCCTTGACACACCAGAATCATAAATTCGTGTGGCCACAATGTTTACGCGGCGATCTGACTGCGCTGCAAGTTTACCACCCGTTTCAACCGTAACCGCCATTGTGGTGACGCCAGAATACGATGCCGGCCGAGACAACAAACGCCCTCGCAATGACTGCCAGTACATGTTATCTCGACTATTATCCTGCCCCTGCTCGTTCGTTCGGCGAGCTCTTACCTCTACCAGCGCTGGCGTATCCAGCGTGACTCGTTCGGTGAATCCCAGTCCATTGATATTCTGGAGGTAGTACGATCCGGTTTTACTTATCCACCCGACGCCTGAACCATATGGCCGGTACTGAATCTCCCACTTCACCTCGCGGTATTGTTTGTTCCCTTTTTTGTTATACCCACAAATTCCGTTTGGGAAGAAGAAGTTTACTTCGAACATATTAACAACTTCATTTTCTGGGCACGCCAGAAAAGGCCCCATCCAACTATCGTTCTCATTTAAACCGTTGGCTTCAAAATCAAGAACTGTGCGCGGTGAAAATCCAGGCCATGACGGATCAACGCTGCCATCAATAACTCGCTCCAGAGTTACAGAGCTACCATCTATATCAAGAATCTTATATTCGCTTCCGGAATGGGAAACAGATAGCCTGACATAACCCTCAGGAATCCCGGTGAACGGAGTCCCGGTAGCGCTATCGTAAGCGAGGGTTATTGATGCGGTAATCACATCTTCGCCGACTGGCTCAGAGTGAGGTATAAAATCAGCAATGAATAGTTGGTAATCAATGCTGTTGTACCAGAGAGTTACAGGCATCCCAACATAAGGGGCTATTTCCTCAATCGTGTCACTGGTAATTCTGCTGTAAGCACCATCATTAGTTACCACATAGGAATCAGGAACAATTAACTCAACAATTGCACCAACAGTCCATGTATCTGGAAGGTCATTTGTTGTTTCATCTCCATCATCCGTGCTCAGCCCATTAAATGTTATTGTCGGTCCGGAAACGGTTAGCGAATTAGCAACAACATCTTCCGTGTCCGGCGCGGTTTGCGCCATATCAAGACCAGAACCAGATGCGGTTCCCCCAACCTCTGTGGAATTGAACCAGTTTTCCGATCGTTGATCTCCACTAACGTTTTGCCCGGGTTGATATACTGTGTAGTTAAACCCATCGCCAAGAGAGGCAATTGGGGTTGACCCTACACGAATATCGCCATCCCCAAATGAAAAACGCCCTCTCCCCATAACAACGAACATTTCAACTGTCATTACCGTTGGATCATCAACAGAGAATCTTGTTACAGGCTGCACTGCATAGTCGGGATAAATACGGCTTCGTCCAAATAACTCGCGTATCGGGTCGCCCAATTTTGCGTTATTCGCTTTAGCAGGATTTACATCAAGAGGGTTTCCAGTACCTGATGAATAACCGCCAAGGTCACCAACACCAGGAGCAAAGAAAAGAGCATACGCGACTGATGCAACTGATACAGCAACGGCAATCCATGCAAGAGCTACAGCGCCATAAGGGACAGGGTAAATTCTGACATCACTGTCTGATTTGATAGCAAACTCAAACCACGCCTGAGGTGGAATATTTTTTCCATCAACATCAATTGTGATCGGTTGCTTCATATCAGGCTTATAGCCTTCTACTTTTTTAATCAGCCATTGGTGAATTGTGATGGCACTGTGTTCATGCGTTTCAAGCGGTTCACCAGGCAAGCGAGAGGGATAAATTCTGATTGTCACTTCCAGAACTCCACTTTGACAAAGCGACGTTTAAAACGCACAACAGGGAGAAATGTCACATTAATCCCCGGGTTGCATTCAGCTACATGAAGTTGACCATTTATATCAACCACGACACCAACGTGAGTGACGGTTGAACCGGAATAACATGCAGCACCTGCCCCAACACAAGGATCGCACTTCTCAAGTGATCGCATCAGTTTGACAGCCTCTCGGTCAAGACCACCGTCATCTTTAGTTACCCCTGAAAAATCTGGCCAGAGAGGTAATCCAAGGTCTTTCCGTACTTCATTGACGATGCCAAAACAGTCAAGCTCAGGGTAAACGCGCCCACCCTTCTGCCACACAACAGAAAGGTATTTGTCAGGATTGAACATAGTTTCTCCTTAACTCATGTAACGGAGGCCAGGGTAGTACGGAAGGGTGTAACGGTGGCGAGGCCATGCAGTATCGAGTACGTTCATATAGCCAGCCGTTATTTGCGCCTGTGTAGACGTCCATGAACCGCTCTTAATCGCCAGAGTGTATGGAACAGAAGCAGGTGCACTGAGGTCAGTAGAAACGTAGTTACGATAGGTTAAAGATGCCTCTGAGAGATTATCCAGCGCGTTACGAATCGCTGTTGAAGTAACTCCATCAATGTTATCGATAGCAAACTGTAAGTCCTGAGTTCCATCACTATTCCTGGCAGGAAGAGCAATATCAATAGCCGCAGCCTGGAATGTCAAAACATCACCATTTTCTGTGGTCGCGGTAATATCATCGAACCCCTTACATAAATAATAAACTTCACTACCGATGTTTATCTGGAGTGTTTCGATAATCACCTCTTCACCAGATGAGGCGTAAAGACGATTCAGAATTGTCACGGTCTGGGCCACTCCCTGTTGAGCGCAATATCAATAATGCTGCTGTTGATAATGTAATCCGGGAAATCAGCCCAACCAGGTGCAAGAACTGGTCGTTCCCATAATTCAAGGGTGGCTGTATATCGCCAGTAATTACCACTCTCAATGGTCGGCCCTTCATAAATATCGACGAACCGGCAAACGTACATGTCGATAATGCCAAGAGGTGAGCGAAGAGGCATGTTGAACCAGTCAGCCCCATCTTTGATGGTGTCCCTGAACCACGCCTCAAACAGTTGAGCCTCCGGATCTGTAAACAACCATGCCACTGAGGCCTGAGTTGGCGTTGAAGTGTACAGGCGGCGCTGCCTTGCCCTGCCAGATGTAAGTTCTGTTCTCAGTAATGGGCTAACAGGCTTTAACCCGAACCCTTCCTGTAACGGAATCGGCAGGTAATCATTCGGATAGTTAATGCTGGTAGTTTTAGCCATTAACCAGTTCTCCTGTTAGTGTTCCATCGCATCATCGCTTTTGAGATGCTTCCCTTTCCGCTTGCCAGGTCACTGGCTGCCTGTTGATAACCAAGCTTTGCCCCTTCTGTGGTTGCTTGTTTCATCATGGCAATCTGAGTGTCGGAAGGGTCACCGTTCACATTCATATTTATAACAGGTGAGAAACTGGCCCTCTGAGTAGACTGCTGATTTACCCTGTCGAGTGTTTCATCAAGCTTGGCCGAGGTCTGTGATGTAACGACTCGCTCACCTTTCTGCAGGAGCCACGTCCCGGTTTCAGGAACGCTGTCGATACCATCGTGCGCCATACCTGCAAGGGCAGAAGTACCAACTGCAGCGACAAGCGGAGCAGTCACTGCCGCTGCCGTTGCCATAGCAGCAGGGGCAAGAGCGGGACCAACGATAGGAATTGCCGCAGTAGATGCATAAGCGGCGATCTGAGCCTGCAAGGATGATGCCTGTGCGTTTGCCAGCATTGATGCCGCTGCGCTTGCCTGAGTGGATTTACCTACCAGCAATTGCACTGCCTGATATACCAGCCATTGTGCCGCCATATCAGAAAGGGTTTTAATGATTGTTTCACCAAGGCCAGAGAAAATATTACTGAAGAAATCACCTAAATCTTCTGCACCGTGCACAAGATCATTAAGGTTGTCAGAAATAACTGAGGTTGCACCACCAAGAATAGAAGTCATCGCATCTGCAGCAGTCTGGTAATAATCAGCTGATTTATCAGCATAATCATTCAACGCATCCATAATGCCGCTTTGCCAGTCGCCCATCTGAGCATCAGACTTTTTGTAGTAGTCTTCCTGAATATCAAGACGGTCATCAAGCGCCTGCTGTAACGCTGCCGTTTCCTGGTCATAAAGCGATTTGCTTATATCACCACTTTGGTACTGTTTCTGTAGATCTTGCTGCCTGTCGAGAAAACTACGCTGGATATCCAGCAATTCCTTCATGCGCTGGCGAGTCTTGTCTCCCATACCTGCGCCGATAAAATCAGAATCATTAGCTGCCTGGTCATTCTGATTTTGCTTACGCAAATTAGCGGTAAATTCGACAAGTTTCAGATTTTCTTCGTTGGCTTTTTTGAGTGAGTTGAGGCGATCTATCTCAGTAGCAAGTTGCTCAAGTCGCTCTTTCTGAGCTGCATTAATTCCTGTTAATTTCCCAGATGTGAAATCAAAACGCAGCTTCTCAAGCTCGGTTACCTGCTGATTCTTTTTGCCTGTTGTGTCAATTAGCGCGATCTGGCGCTGATAGCTCATTTCCAGAGACTTAAACGCTGACTCCAGTTTCCTGGCCCCGGCATCTGGAGATGGTTTCCCGTTAGTTTCTCCTGAGCCTAAGGAATAATTTTTGCTGGAAGAAGAAGTCGCACCTACAGTGGCCTGACTGAGAGGAAGATTATTACCGGCTTTCATGATGGACAGTCGGCGTTCTAATTGCGCTATTTCAGCTTTTTTCCCGTCAACGTCCATACCAATTCTGTTAAAACTGGCAAGGAAGCCCTGGTCTTCTACATCCGCTTTGAGGTTGTTGAGTCGACGTTCTATATCAGTTACAGATGCATTGTCACCAACAGCCTTACCGCCTTTGTACAGGTCAATCAACTTACCGGCTTCAGCGCCAACTTTCACAAGCCAGGTAGCGAGGTCAACAACGCCGCCAACCAGGTCAGTTAGCCCCTGAATCACCTGCGGGTCTTTAAAAACATCGCCCATGTCGGTGATCGCATTCTGTAATCCTGACAGGTCAACATTTGCAAGACCAGTGGCAATCTCAATTTTTACGCCGTTTACCTGTGTCTCCATGTCCTCAAACAGGGAGTTTACTTTCACCAGTTTTTCGATATCAGCATCGTCTGGGGCAACGCCAAACTGTTTTGCCGCATCCATGTACTGGCGAAGTTTTTCCCCTCCCTGATCAAGTAATGGGAGAAGCTTTGAAAGGTCGTTACCAAGACTTTCAAGGATTGTAGTCTTTTCAGCGTTTGTTTTAATCTTGCCGAGCGCATTGCTGATAGCCAGCAATTGCTTATCTGGTGATTCACCGGCTAATTTTTTAGCCGATAATCCCAGCGCATTTAGAGCATCAACCGCTTCACCCGATTTATTCAGTACCGCATCGCCAATTTTATCGCCAATATCCTTAAAGATATCGGCCATCTGGTCGCCGGATACGCCAGCTTTTTCAGCTGCATACTGCCAGGCAAGCAAAGACTGCGTAGACATGTTGAGCGACTTAGCCCAACGGTCTGTTTCAGTAATCTGCTTTGACGTTGTTTTTAGCAGGTTGTAACCGGCGACGCCGACACCGATAGCTGCCGCACTTGCCGCGGTAGCAAAACCAGTAAATGCTACCGCAGCCGCTTTTGCATCAGCCTGAACCTGTTTTCGCCATTTTTGAGATGCTCGTTCAGCCTGGCTTAGACCAGAGACAAATCCACCAACCTTAGCTACCAGGTCAATGGTCAGCGTTCCTAGGGATTTACCAGCCATGCTATGTCCACTCCTGCATAGCCTGCTCCAGTGAAATGGAAGGCTCGTTAATGTGTGGTGTGAAGTCTGTTACTTTGAAGGAGGGGGAATATTTTCCACGGTTGACGTTAGCCAGCACAGAAGAAATAAGGCCAGCGGCCCACTCAGTACGCATCATTCCGTTAAGGCTACCGTACTTTTGACGGTAAAGAACCCAGTCGCGATACTCTGTAACGCTAACGCGTTCTTTTGCTTCAGCAATGGTGCGACCGCCGATCCCGTTGAGAACTAATTCACACCAGAATTCGTCTTCTGCGCTGAGTTCGTCTTTCCCAGGTCGTTAACCTGCTGAATAGCGACAAGTAGAGCGACGGTAAGGTTTCCGTCGAGCGCACCGCGCTCAGTGTCTGCTTCACCAGTAATGTCAGCAACAGTAAAAACAGGATTCCCGTTCTCATCACAAATGGATGATGCGATACGTCCGGCAACACCATCAATCTTTCCCGCGGCTGACAGAACAGTAGATACTGCGTCGTGATAACCCATAGGTCGGATATAAACGGTAGCGGTAATTTCCTTATCACCCTGCTTCCAGGTAATCTCCTTCTCAACAGGTCTCCCAGTGAATGCACCAGCCTGTTTTAATGAATCCAGAGTCAGTTTCATTTATTACTCTCTTATTGCGGGGTTGCCCCCGCTAGTTGGCAGATTATTACGTTTAGCTGGTTGGCTGTGCTTTAGGAACCCAGACGCCCTGGCCGGAACGCTGAATAGTCGCGGAAGTCTGAACTACGGTATTGGCCTGAAAATCAAACGGGAAATCTGATACATAACCCTGGAATACATACCAGGTACGGGTATCTGGAAGAGACAGACCATCAACTGCATCAGGGTCACCGACTGTTGCAGCAGTAGGATCTGCAGTACCATCGGCCCAGCCTATAGCGAAGGTCAGGTTGGTCTGGTCGCTTGATTCAGCCAGGTTGCTCAGCATTACGTGACTGGCATTTGCCGGGTCAGCGTTAAGAGCAACGGTTGCCTGACCCGGGGTGCGCAGACCTTTTTTATAAGAACGAGTATTGGTTTCGCTCAGACAGGTATCTTCAATCTGATCTGCCGGGCTACTACCTGGTGAGAATGAAGTAATACATTCAACTTCACTGACCACGCCGTTATTCAGAACGTACATCTGAGTGCCTTGAGTCACTACTGACATAATTATCTCCGGGTATAAAAAAACCGGCTCAAGGCCGGTTGTGGTAGGTTTGTTATCTGCTGACTATCCAGTCAACATCGAATGAATAGCGATACCTGAGTGTCTCAGGGTCTCGCGTCTGGTTTCCCCACCTGACTATATTGGCTTTTACCTCAATAGCGTTGCGCATAGCTTTAGCTACAGCAATGGTCTCATCAGGGGTATCAGCATATATATCAACCTGAAGCGAATACATGTCCGCATCTGGTCGTTGATTGAGAAAATTTTCAGGAGAGCCGCTGATGTTCTGCCAGACGGCGTATGGATAAACAAGGTTATCGTCCTGAATGCCGAAAGGGTAAATTCTTACCGGATTGCTTCCGAGTAAGGCAGTGACTTCATGGCTCGACGCGCAAACAGGAAAAATAGGAGCAATCATGACGTCTCTCCTTTCTTCTGCGCTCGTTTGATAGCTCGGTCAATCCCCGCTTCGTAGTTAACAGAGAAGGTGTTGAAAACCTCTATCAGCCTGGAATTTGCAGCAACACGAACGAGCGGTTTTGCTGCCATCTTTTCAGTGCCAAACTCAAGAAGGCGCCAGTGAGGAGTGGGTGCATCTTTCGCAGTGCTTGGATGCTTTTTTAATACAGCTCCCTGAAGAATGCCTATCCTGAAGGCAAGATCACCGGTTTGTTTAAACATACGACCATTCCAGCGCAGCGCGGCGTTATCAGCAATGCTACGTGCGGTGTGAGGGTCGTCGAGTCGCTCTGCGTTTCTCTTTATCTGGGTTACGATAACGTTTCCCGCCTTCCTCAGTGCGGAGCGCCCTGTTTTGCGCTTAGTTTCCGTGGCAATGGCGTCTAACTTACCAAGCAGTGAATCTACACCTTCAAGCTTAAACTCAATGCTGTCAGCCATCCTTTACCCCCTCTGAGCACGGAAGCGTGAGATATTCAAGTCCACTATCAGGGTCAGGAAGAATCCCCTCAATGCTGTAGATTTTGCCACGGAAAAGAATACGGTCTTTCTCCTGGATATCTTCCCGGTATCGGATAGTGATTCTGGCCGTTACTTTTACGTTTGATGCCTGGGCTGTAATGAAATCCCTGACCGAAGAGGCAACCACGCTACCCCACACTTCTGCAAGGTCATTCCAGGTGTATTCCATTGCACCAGTAGTAGGTGACTGGATAGCGGTTCTCCGCTGAATGGTGACGCGGTGGCGCAGTTTTGCAAATTCCACAATTACCTCGGCTTGCCATCAAGATAGGTTTGCGGTGGCAACTCATCGTCAATTTCATCAACGAGCGTTTTTGCAATCAGAGATATCAGTGTTTCATCAGCCTGAGCCAGACGGTTTATCGCTTCTGCCTGTTTCAGTTGAGACGTTGCCAGCGCTTTCAGTGCCGCCGTTAGTTCGTTTACTGGAATTGATTCAAAAGCCTGCTTCACCGCATTTTCGGTAGCGTCGGAGATTATCTGGTTAAAATCTGGTAGCTCTGGTGCATTCGGTAATTCAATTCCATTTACAGCATCTGCAACCATTTTAGATATATCTGGTATTTCTACTGGTTGGAATACTGGAATTGACTGACGAACCTCTTCCAGTTGCTTCTCCAGATTACTGGCTGTTTTCTCCAGCGCTTGCTGAAAGTCATCAGCCATTTTTTTAATGGCTGCTCCAAACTCTTCGCCAAGCGCTTTAATCAGGGATAATTCACGTTCATTCATTTTGTTAATAATCCTCTGAGCATTGATTTCGCCGCGAAAAGTTCTGTTTCGCTTAACGCCTTTCCACTTTCGTCTATTGGCTCTGGCGATGGCTGCATCTGTTGCTGTCCTTTTCCGAACGGGTCATCTGATGCATCGCGTTTGGCCAGTGCTGCAAGGCTGAAGTTTTGCTGCTGCAGGAAGAGAGAATCACCACCTTCAACAGGAGGAAGGTTTTCACTTTTGCGGGCTTCGTTTGGTGTAAGAATGGTGTTTTTGACGCCATCACCCAACACTTTCATCCTGCGTTCGCTGTCCATGCGTAATAGTGCGCCGATATCAAGCTCAACCCGCTTTTTTACACCAAGCTCGAAAGCTTCTTTCAGGAGTGACTCGATAGACTCAATCAGCACCTGCAAGCACTGTGAGTAATATTGTTGCTCAAGTGCTTCAACGTTGTCAGAGCTGGGTATTTCTCCTACGCCAGCCTTATAAGCAGGAACATGAAAGGCGGAACAGATAGCGAGATCAGAGAGTTTCTGTTGTTCAACAGTATCAGCATCAACAGCTGACATAGTCAGTGCCTGATATGCAGCGCCACCGGAAAGAAGACCTGTTTTTCCTGCGTTTTCACCAGTGTAACCTGCGTCCCATGCTGCTTTAATTTCTTTAGCCTTTTCAGCATCAAGAGAGCCAGGCACAGTGATGATACCGCTTGGCTTACCACCGTTTTTAAAGAAGTGTGCTGAACTCTCCTGGATATGTTTCCCCTGCATCGCCGCTATTCCGCATGCGTAGATGGGAGAAATACCAATCAGAGGATGAAATAGACAGTTAAAGCGGTCGTGAATTATTTCTCGTGCAGGAACGGTTACTTGTGTCGGCAAACCACTAATCTGGTCAGGACTGATTTGGTAAAAGACAGACCCGTCATCAGCGACCAACGGGATGACCTTGTCCGGATCAAGAATGCGAAGTTCTGTAATTTTCCCGTCATTATTTTTTACCTTCATCACGTAGGTGTTACCGCGTGAAAGTTTAGAATTCATCCACGTTTCAAAGAACTGAATTGTGTTCTGAAACTGGTTAGGTTTGCTGATTAGTTTATCGAAATTGTCATCAGCAACTTCTTTCCAGATGCCGTTAGAATCTTTGGCCTGAATGGCTGGCGACATCTTTGAAATGTCACTGGCTATCAGCGTAATGCAAGAGAACACCGCATAATACGAAAGTACGGTCTCATTCCTGATTTCCATGTTTCTTTGCCATGCACCAGCGAAAGATTCTCTGACAAAGGAAAATATAGGAGTCCAGCCGCGAGATGATGGTTGCTGTAGTGCTTTCTCTTTCCGTCTAAAAGGATTCCACATCAGCCATTCTCCGCGTTAACTTTTTTCTTTTTCTGTCCACCAGCTTTTTTGCCAGTCACATATTCAGCTTTATGCAGCAGAACCAGCACCTTTGCGCACTGGTCATTCACAATTTTCTCATCACCTGGCAATGAGTCATGTGTACGCTGTAGGTATCTGATCTTTGCCATATGAAATGGCGGGGTTTCCCCCGCCCTCCTTCTTAGCTGGTAGCGCCAGTGCTGTAATCAACGCCGGAGATAACAGCTACTGCGGCATCACGGCGGCGTTTCCAGTTAATCCAGCGCTCTGCACGGATGGCCACGCTGTTGGTCTGGAACATGGATACCAGTTCCACTGGTGTTGGGGTGGTGCTGTCATGGGTCGGAGCGCTCTGCATTTCCAGAGAAGCTTCGCGAGACATATCAACTGCCACACCGCCGTCATCAGCCAGGTACACATCCGGTGCATTAACCAACACCAACTGATTGCCAACGTACTGAGATACGATTACAGGTAATCCCTGGAATGTACCTCCCAGCATGGTCATGTCCGGGTACTCTTTCTGGCCCAGTGCATTTTTACGCATAGACAGAGTGAGTGCGGTGGTGCTGGACATCAGCCATACAGCGCCATTAGGTTGCAGGTTGTTGGTAATGAACTGACCAAAAGCAGCCGCTGCATCGGCATCCGGATCGCCAGTAGACGGAGTAGCAGTGATGCCGTTGGTAATGGATGCTGGGGAAACATCAGCCACTGCAGCTTTTGCCGGGTCGATGAAGTCGGTATCAAGTCGCGCGATCACCGCTTCAGCCAGGGCGTTACGCACCAGAGCATCAGCAGATGGATTTGAGAAACGGATCAACTCTTCGGTCAGTACTGCAATAGAAGCCACCTTGGAGAAACCGAAGGTGATGGTTGCGAAGTCAAACTTGGTCAGAGGCTTGGCTTTACCCTGACCAACCCAGTTAGCAGAACCACCGGAGGTCTGCGCCGGAATTCGAACATTGAACGGAACCTGACGCAGGGACGGGATGTTACCCTGGCCAAAACGTCCGATAATGGTCTGAGGACGCAGAAACTCAACGAAATCCTGCGCGTAATCCTGATATTCAACCAGTGCACCAGCCCAGGCAGGGTCTGTGGTAGTACCAGCACTTACCGCAGCTTTCAGAACGTGATGAAGTTTGGTGTCATCAGGATACTGGTTTTTCGCAATCTGCAGCGCTTCGGAGCGGCTACCGTTACCAGCTGCCAGAGACTTGGCAAAACGGGCAAAGGCAATACCTTTTTCCAGCTTAGGCTCTACACGGATGATGGATGGTGCGTTATTCACCACTGTAACTTCACCAGATGCTGCTTTAGTTACTGGCTTGGCGGTTGATGCCATGCTGTTTTCCATATCACGAAGGCGTTTAAGGTGCTCGTCGACTGCTTTGATTTCAGTGGAAGTGTTATCGTAGCTTTCTGTTTCTTCCGCATCCAGCGTGCGGCCTTCATCGGCGGCTTTACTCATGATGTCGTTCAGTGAAGAGGCCAGCGCTGCACGCTTGTTTTCAAAACTTTTGATCTGTTCAGCGATATTCATCGTTGATTTTCCTTTTTGAGAAGATTTATTCGGTGCTGAAGCGCCAGCAGAATTTATGGTTTTCACTACCGGTTTCTCAGTGCCGAGCGCGGCGAGTAACTGGCGGTCAAACGATTTAACGGTTTGAATCGAACACTCGGCATTCGCCGGGATCGTTACTGCAGAGACTTCAAGAAGCTCCCATTCAAGAAAATGGATGCCACCAGAGTCGAGATATGCATATTTAATTGGCTTGAAGCCGATAGACAGGCCTTTCACAAGACCTGATTTGATTGATGCCCACGCTTCTTCAAGCCTGGCCACCAGCTGCGATGGCATGTCAGGTGTTGGCTTAACAAGTTGCGCCGTGATCTGAAGCCCTTCTTTCACTTTCTTTGCAGAACAGTTCCCAATAGGTTGGGTTCTGTCATGCTGCCAGAGGAAAGGGTTTTCACTACCGAACTTCGCACCGTCAGGGTCCATAATGTCGCCGTCACGGTCAGGTGATGGAGTGGAAGCAATCCCGGTGATTATCCGTTTGTCCTCATCCACCGCTTTCACCGTCATGATCGTACATGCGCGGTCAAGCTTCATTTACTGTCCTCCAGAAACGAAAAAACCCGCCGCTGCGGGTTATTAACTGACGTGTTATTTATATAAAAAATACTTGGTAATCTTTCTTCTTCGCTTCAGGATTAAGTGCCATTAGCGAAACGGCATTAAACAAGGCCATAAGGGGGTCAATTTTCCCCTTTCCACTGGCCTGTTTAGTGATGAGGATAGCGTTACCTTTAGGTTCTACTCTGGCGTTGCCTACACACCAGGCCATTAATGGCTGTCCACCATGAATTAGCACCCCCTCTGCAAGCTTGCGCTCTGTTGTCTTAATCGCACCACCAAGTCTCCAGCCCTGGCTGACACCAACCACTGAATCTTCAGGTATTTCAGCTTCTACAAGAGCATCAAGGATCTGACCGACACCAGAAGGGTCAATGCCAATTTTATCCAGCAGTTCCGCATCATTGATACGGCTGACATATTCCGCAACTTCCTCAGTGTCCTGTCCTACTCGTTTTACGACAGTCAGGTCACCGGCCTTAACGAAATCGTTGAACCTGGATTCCTCGCTTTTTCTGCGGCGCACAGCTATTTCATGCGCCCAGGCATGGCCCCATCCAATCCACTCACGGGTTTCTTTGTCACGACCAATAATGTAAAGACCAAGAAGGTCATCAAGGCCACCACCATCTATCCCAACCGTAGCAACCTCAGCTCGCTGAAGGATATCGCTGAATGTTACCTGCCTAATTTGCGGCTCCCAGAAATCAACACCTGCCCATCGGTCACTGCGGAGGTTCAGACCAATTTCGATATTGAGGTGTTTCGCAAGGAACTGCTGTAATGTGCCGTCTGTTTTGTTCTGGTTCTTCAGAAGCTGATCGGCAATCCATTCTTCACTTACCGAACGTCCAATATTCGGATTGGTGATGTAGAAATTTTTTGGTTCAAGGTAAGCCTTTCTTTCCACCATAGAGTCAGGGAATTCATACAGGACGCCGAGTGTTTTAAGGTCATTAATCTTCCCATCTCGCACAGCTCGCCAGTAATCAAGGCGTTCTTTGAATACACCAGCAGGCGGTTCATCACTTTGCGTAGTCAGGAATATAACCCACCCTTCGTTGCGAGATACCTGCCCACCAAGTGCTTCCATAAACATGGCTTCGGCATTAGCTCGCTTGCCAAACAACCAAAGCTCATCGACCAGAATGCGCCCTGACTTTTTACCTGAAACAGTATCGGTGTCAGCTGCTACTACTTTGAGTGTATTTCGTGTTACTCGGTGTGTGATGGTGCGGATATGGTCCTGAATCTGGAACATATCAGATAGCTCTTCATCGGCGCGTATCATCCCGGCAGCAGGTTTAAAACTGTTATCAGCCACCTCTTTTGTCGGCGCGAGAATCAGGTGCTCTTCATCTTCACGCCAGCACAGGATTAGCGCAGTCAGCATAATTCCTGCAGCGATGGTCGATTTTGTGTTCTTTTTCGAGATAAGTAGCCCATATTCGCGGATTAGCTGCTTACCGGTCTCTGCTTCATAGCCACCGAAGATGGCATTAACGAAGTCAAATACCCATTCCTCGGAGCATTCACCAAATGTTGGCTTCCCTGGTAAATCAGAGACGCGTAACTCTTTGAAGATGCCAAGTGCCTGCTCTGCCTGGTCTGGGAAAATTGGTGGTGGGATGATTGATTGCTTTGCAACCAGAAGAGATTCCCATTCAGGGCAAGCCGTGGTCCATTGAGCCATTGATTACCCCTTGTTATTAACAACAAGCTTCGGCGGTGCCATTGCCCCAAACTTGCTACCCGTGGCTGCGACCTTCGCGGCGGCATGTCTTGCATCCTTTTTACCGCCTTCTCCTTTTTTGGGGTGAAGGTATGGCAGCATCGCTTTTGCGGCGTCTTTTCTGACATCCGTCTCTTCTGATACGTCGTTCATCACTGCTTTCAGGAACTCAAGTGGATCATCAAATTCCTTCATCGTTCTGTTAACAACTTTTGGCAGATCATCTGGTTCAGAAACAGCCTGATCGGCAATGACTTCGACCCCACGTTTTTTACTGATAAACGCGATGATATCCGGGTCTTTTGCCAGCCGGGAACCCTGAGACCTCGCGGTTTTCTCGGAGTAACCGGCCTTTCGGGCTGCTTCAGCCTGGGATGAACCGGACATCAGCGCTTGTGCGAATTTGCGCTTTTGTCCTGTTAACACGTCAACATCCTCCAAAGGGGAAAATTTTCTGTGCGTGAGAGGGGGCGCGGTGTCCAGCGCGATCGGCGTTGACACCCACCGATACCCCCCCACCTATCGTTGTTTAGGTGGCGGTAAAATTTCCCCAGTTTTACCTTCCGGTTTCACTGGCTGATAGCCACCACCTGGAAGCCGACCATCTTTTCTTTTCGGCGTTCCGTATCTATTCCTCATCTCCCTACAAGACATCCATGTAGGCTGAGCGCCATTGGACGCCTCCATCAGGAAGAGGATGAATACAGCAAGGATGAGCAGTAATAACCACTCCATATGAGCCTCACAGAATAGTAATGTTATTCCTGTCGTCTTCAGGAACTTGATGTTTCAGCGCCTCACTATCAGGCTGGTTCATTGATGCTTCGCGCGATGACTTACCTGAGTGGCAATCAATGCACAGCGTCCACAGGTTGCTCTCATCGTTGTCACCACCAAACTGTAATGCTATGCGGTGATCAAGTTCACTGTCATGCAGGTCAACCACTCGCTGACACATGCAACAGTGGCCACCGTCGCGCACATATATACGCCGCTTGAGGCTCACCCTTGCGCTACCGCTTACGCGGCGATGCTCACCATAGACAGGCTTTATTCGTCGAGTGTCGATAGCTTTCAGGCGCGGTTGTAGTGTCTTTAACTTAGACATGTAACCTCCATGCTCTGCGGCGTTCTGTTCTTGGCTGATTGTCTCTGGCTGGTTCTACTGGCTGTCCATCAGCGTGGTCAACAAGTGAGTAGCATGGATAGACAACAGGGCCACCGTAAGCATCACCGACTGCATAGTCTGCTGCTTTGCTGTGGTTCCATTTATCCAGCACTCTCTTGATGTGTTGCTGAGGTACGCTGTAGCAGACGCCATGAATAAGGCGCGGCAATGTAATGAAGTCAGCTCTGGCCTTATCAGCTGCTATTAGCTTTGATGCTATCTCCAGTTGATACTGTGGTGGACGGCCAGTGCCGAGATAAAATGAACACAGTGCATCTGGATATCGAGAAAGCCACACAGCAATCTTGTCGCGGAACCCAGTGACTGGCATAGCATCATCTTCAAGTACGACAACACGGCATGATTGGTTGGCAGCCCATTCAAGCGCTCGGCGATGATTCCAGTTGGCCCCATGCTCACCTTCATCCAGAAGAAGATGGGCTCCCAAATCGCTTGCCAGAAGAACTGCAGAGGAAAAGCGGTCATGGTGTCCGACCACTACGAACTTCACTTGTGTTTCCACCATGCGGCCTCCTTACCGATACCATCAGTTTTGAAAACAGTATGTACCAGAGGGCCGGTGACCAACCTGTCAGCGAATGACTGCGCAACGATACCGAACGCCAGCATGTCACCCACCGCGGCGCCAGCCTGTTCTTTCTTCCAGAAACGATAACTCTCGATCCGGTAGTAAAGACGGATGATACCGTGAGCGAACGCCATTACATCTGCACGAGTACCACCCAGCAGGCCAGCGTTAATCATCACATCGTTGCGATACGCCTCAATGAACTCCTGATAAATACGCTCCGGATGATTCTGCTTAGCCCAGGCGTCGGCGTAGGTCTTCGGTTCTGAACCGACATAAACCCTTCCTGGCTGCATTTCCCCCCACGGCTCGCGTAGCATCTCAACATCAGTGCCATCGGTGCACCAGACGAACCGATATTCTGAATGATCGCGCAGGTGCTGCCAGATGTGCAGCCAGCGCCGGAAATAGACGTTCATTGCGACATCAGGAACTGTCACCAGTTGAGCGCCACCGGGAGCGGAGGTTAGCTGGTCGGCCAACACTATGGCATCAGCACCCCGGATTGATTTAGCCCAGGTGGTCAACGCCGTCGGGTCAGGCTGCATTCTACTACCGCGCTGCGGGTCAGGCTGGCTGGTCAGTAGCGTAGTGATAACCACGTCGCGCTGACTCCGGTATTCAACGTAACCGGCAAAGCCTGTGTCACGTCGTTCGTTGTGGATTTTTACGTTACGCTCCACCAGCGCCTGACGGTCTGGTCTCGGTACCGAACGCTCTACGGTCTCATGCTCATCGAGAGAATGAATCAGCTTTTGTGAACCGACGACATCAGCGTAAGCCCACGTCGTCAGGCCAGCGTTATTAATTCGCAGGGCAAGGTCGCTGTGTTCGTACATGCCGCGACCGTATACCGGATCGAATCCGCCAACCTTCTCGATAGTGCTGCGGTGGTAATAAAGCATCACACCACGCTGTCCTGTGTATGCCACATGCTGATCGTCACGATAAAGCACCGAAAGGTCGTTCAGCTTATTGCGTCCAGCCAGATCCAGAAACTGGTAAGCCAGGTGCGGCTCAGGTGATTCGATGTAGGGAAGATGCCAGTTATCAGCGATTGGCCACGCGTCATCATCCCACAGGAAGAGATGCTCACATCCTGCATCCATAAGCGCGGT